ACTACATCCGCAAGATGCAGCGCGATATTCATAAGCGCGGCGTGCCCGTGACGATCAAGAATTTAGAAGACGAGCCGACTGGCACGCCGGTGTTCGCGCGCATCTGGCAGGGTCAATGGATTGCGGACTGCGAATGTAATGGCGCCTGTTTTGTGGACCCGGATGAGCCGGTCTTTTTCTGTTTCACCTGTGGCAATCGCGCGAATGGGCAGAAGCCGCGCCCGGTGAAATTCCCGCCTGAAGATGAACGCCAAGAGATCGAGCGTTTGTTGCTGGAACGCCCGGTGAACGATCTGGGAGGCTTGAACGATCTGGAGCGGGCAGGTTTGGCGAAGCCAGTGTTGTTTGTGCAGGTGGTGGAAGAGCAGCAATTAGCAATCCCATCATCCCCTTTAGGGGACATAGGGGATGATATCAGCGATCGGGAATCAGCAAGCCCGCCTGTGGTGCAGACTCTGCCACTGACGCGCAGCTGGGAGCCAGGGGAAAGCATTGAAGATCTGCACAGGCAACAAGATAAACCGCTCGAAGAATGGCATCAATCGTTGAAGGAAGATTCACATGGCATATTCTAGCGGCTTCACGGCGGTGACGGGCGCCACTTATACTGCGGCGCAATACAATACGAACACCCGCGACAACTTCACTGCGATCTGGGTCTATACCACGGCGGGCGATATCTCCTATGCGACCGGCGCCACCACGCTGGCGCGGCTGGCGATCGGTGCTAATGGTTATCATTTGGAATCAAATGGCAGTGCGCCGGTGTGGGCTACCTTCCGACGCTACATGTCGTTTTTATTGAATACAGATATCGCTCTCAATGCTGGGGAGGACGCTGTGCGATTCAGAATTCCCAATGCAATCAATGGCTGGAATGTCATATCCGTGGCCACCTCGCGGAAATCAGGCACGGGCGTGCCATCTTTCGGGATCAGGAATGTCACGGATGGTGTTGAGGTTTTATCTACGAATTCGACCATCGACAGCGGCGAGACTGATGCTTCCACCGCCGCCGTGCCGGCTGTTATTGATACAGCCCATGATGATGTAGCCACAGCCGATCAGTTTGCCATCGATGTAGATGATGCGGGAACCAACACGCTCCACGCTTTTGTGGAAATCGGATTTCAAAAACCATGAGTACCAGCACTTTGACATTTTCGGATGGCGCTGGTGATTGCTGGGCGGATGCCATTGGATCCTTTGATAAAACAGGCGCGAATCTATGGATCGGCGCAACCGATGTTGGCGACCGCGATCCGCGGGACTGGATACCATTCGTCGTGACGCTGCAACGTGGGATCGTGGTGGCATCCGCCACGCTCAAGATCACAGCGGACCGCGCATCATCAAGTGTGACCTCGAACATCAAAACCGGCTGCGAGGCAGCGGATAATCCCAGTGCGCCAACCACAAAAGCGGATCTGTTTGCCCGGGTGATGACCACGGCAAATAGTACCGTGACACTCGTGCAATACGTGCTCAATACTGTATATAGCTATGATGTCACGGCGGCGGTGCAGGAGGTACTCAACCGTTCCGGTTGGTTGGCAGGCAATACATTGGCTTGCATGATCCATGATGTGAGCACAGCCGATAAACCCCATTCGGTTTATTCGTTCGAAGGCGGTGCCAATAAACCGGTGCTTGAAATTGTAATCAACAATATGATCCCGCGCAGTGCCGGGATGATCTGAGGATGAACCGATGACCGATTTAACTTCCTTCAACAAGACCGACCTGGTCGATGACCATGTAGCTGGGGATGTCAATAAATTGATCGCGTCTGTGTGGCGGTCTGAATATGCCAACACGGAGACGATCTCAGCCACCCGGGTGCTTGCCGATATTGATTGTCAGTTGCAGTTCCTGACGGCCTCCGGAGCAGATCGGACGGTAAAGCTGCCACCCGAGGCGACCACAAATCATTTTTACATACTCTACAATTCGGGCGCCTCGAATAATGTCGTTGTGCAGGATGACAGCGGCACCTATACGTTTGCTACGCTTGCCCCGGATGAGTATTGTATTTGTTACCCGTTGAACAATGAAAGTTGGCGGGTGGATAAATATATCGTCGAAACACAATACAAGATCGCTCCGACCGTTGCGTCCAACGCGTTGACCGTCAAGGTCACGCACCTGGATGGCACGGACCCGAGCCTGTTTCGTCCGCTGGCATTTACGATTGGAGGCGTGCGCCGATATATCACCGCTGCCACGAATTTCACGATTGCGGCGGGAACCTCGTATTTCAATCTTGGGGCAGTGGAATTCGCCACGATCGAGCAACAACTATTTGTTTATGTGGTTTGGGATAGTAATAGTTCCATCGTGGCGCTCAGCGCAGCGCGCATTCCGTATGGACGGTTGGTCTCTGATTTCAGCGCCACCACCACGAACGAAAAACATTTATACAATTATGCCAACTTCACAAGCACCGATGATGTGATCAACATTGGCAACTTCCATGTCACGAACTCTGGGACTGCGTCATTCAACTGGAGCGTGCCCACATTTACGAGCCTCAATCTCAGGCATGAATATCAGCAGGAATCGGATTGGTTGACGTGGGCGCCGGTCTACACTGCGAGTGGATCGTTGACTTATACATCCGTTTCAACGACCTTCGCAAAATATAAGCACACGCCCAATGGCATACGCTGGGAATTACGGGCCAGTGGAACATTGGGTGGAACTGCCAGCACTCAACTTTTATGTACGGTCCCGTTCGAGGCATTGCAATCCGCGAACAGCCCGGCTTGTGGATTTGGCAATACTGCCGGTGTATCTGCCGTGATCTTTGTCACAGCCGCGACCCCGGACAAACTTACGTTCAGTAAATATGATATTTCGAACTATGCCACGAGCGGCGCTTGTGTCCTGAATGCCGCTGGTTTCTATGAAACCTAACATGAATAATCCCATTCTTGGCATCGATACCTGGGAAGGGCAGCTTGAGATCGACGAAGCTGTGTTGAAGGCGAACAACGTCGCCTTTCTGTTCATCCGCCTCAATGACATGAACGGTGGACATCACAAGGATCTGGGGTTTGATAAGCAATGGGCAGAAGCGCAGAATTTTTATCGCGCGCCTTATTTTGTATATAACCCGTGGGTCTCGGGCTCTGCCAATTTCTTTTGGCTGCAAGACAACATGCCCGCGGATGCGAAAGCCGTGGCATTCGATATCGAAGTTTCTATGGGCGGTTATTCGCCGGTCACCTATGCATCAGAGGTCAAGAAATTTATCGAGCTGTGTAAACCGAAATGGAACTTCGTGATCTATACCGGCGAATGGTTCATGTCTTATTTATCGAGCTGGGAAACGAAAGCGGATTATTGGTGGGCAGCGTATCCGAATGAGTTTCACCCATTGAATGACTGGATATTGACCTGGGATGAATTGCGAGCTGCGCTCGTGAAATATAACGCGCCTGGCAATGTTGCTGATATCCCTGGGCGGCTGCGGTTCTGGCAATTCAGCGGGGATCGATTGATCCTGCCGGGCAACCAGCGCGAGATGGATGTGAATGTTTTTTTTGGGACGATGGCAGAGTTGACTGCATTTTTTGGAATACCCTCCTTACCGCCTCCGCCTTTGCCGGAGCCGATCGACATTCATCTCAAGCCCTACCCTGGCGTGGATTATTACGAGGTCAATCGTTTCGGGGTCAAGATCTATTTATTCCTGATCGATATGCACGGCAAGCGAGCTGAGGTGGTGTATGCCCCCTATTTGATGACCGTTTCACAGGCGGCATTATTGCGCGGCGCACAGATCGCAGTCAATGGGCATGCCTGGGCGTGGCGCAATACGGCGCCCTATGGTCCCGATGATCTGGAAGGTTTGCTGATGAGCGATGGCGAGATCATCGTCAATCACAGGAGCGGCGCGCCATTTATCAATTTTACAAAAGACAATCGCATCTCGATGCCCTGGAATGATTACAGCAATCTTTATAATGCGGTCAGTGGATTTCGTTATCTGGTGGTGGATGGACTCAAACAGGCTTACCTCGATGACCCAACCAAAATCGATAATAAGGAGCGACACGCCCGCAGCGCAAAAGGGATTCATCAGGATGGGCGTTTGATGTTGTTGGTGGCGGACGGGCTGCCGGATATGTCCTATGGGTTATTACTTACCCAACTGGCAGATGTATGGATCGAGTTTGGAGCCAGAGTCGCGATGGATAACGATTCGGGCGGATCGGCTGCGTTGTGGCTCAAAGATCACATCGTGAATCAGCCATCGGATGGGCATGAGCGTGCCGTCGTCAGTCACTTATTGATTTACATAGGAGATCAAGATATGGAAAAATATACCGTCATTTCAACGACCAACAACATGAAGCTGCGCACCGATCACCTGGTGACGTTGGTGGATAACAGCATCGAGACGATCCCGATGAATACGCCGATGGAGGCGGATACGTTGTATATCTTTCCTGCCAGTTCAATGGCAGGCGCCACACCGGCTTTCATGAAAGGCGATATCTGGGCGCATGTAGTCAGTGTGAACGGCGTACCCAAAAACGGCTGGGTGGCGATCATTCACCTGGCGAAGCCTTATTGCACGTACAAGGAAAATGCAGTGATGCCACCCACTGCGCCAGCCTCTGTGTTCATCACGCATACGTTTGCGGATGAACTGGCGATCACGAAGCCGGATGGGACGGTGCAATTCTATAACGCGAACTTCACGGTGCCGAATGTGGAATATAAGCCGAAGCCATAAGCGGACGCTCAGCCTCCAACTGAAGTCTGACTTGCAAGCCAATGGCATCCTCCCGCCGCCCCCAGGTTGGAAGTTGTTCCGAGCCACGAAGTGGCCCATTATTGAGCTGGGGCTTTCTGCGGAAACATTCGGTGGGAGTTCGTTCGAGGTGGTGCCGTTGTGGGTACCTGAGACCGGGCAGTTCAGCGCGGTGAAGGGCAACTTCAGCATTTTGGATTCGGATGGGGTGAAACGCTTACAGACTCTACAGCCCAGTGATGGATATACCCTGCGCGTGAAGATGAATTGGCTGGTGGCGAGCGGGATTGGCGTTGCTCCGATGTGGACACATTCGCCCGCGGAATGGGATCAATCGCCGACTTATGAAGTGGGCACGATGTTATGGGGCGATCAAATCTTTGCGGCGAGCGAGGATGTTTTTTATCTGGCGACCTCCATCGGGTATGGAGGGTATCGCAAGGTGCTGCCATTCCGCAGGGCAGATTGGTCGAAGGACCCGAAACAATATCCATATCTTTTTCCGCGCGCTACCATCTGCCGGGCGAACGGCGGGATCTCGAATGATTTCGGACGTGGCGAGATCCGCACTATGTTGCAGGTGTTGGATGCGAGAGATTATAAGTTTGCAGGTGGACAAGTGCCAGGCGCGTTCTACATCCCCGTGCAATGGTGCCAGGCTTATCCATAAAAAGGCAACAATATACTTGACACCACCAAAGCCCGCTCTGGCTGTTCAAATGGCAAAAAGGATGTGAAAAATGAGCTGGTCTGTAAGCACAGTAATAAAGCACAAACATACCGACATTGGTTTGCAAGAATCCCTTGACGTGCTCAACGCTCTTGTCGCTTCGGGAAATGACCAAGCCGCAAAAGAACGAGACGAACAGCTTCAAGCTGCCACAGAGGCGTTTTTTAGGATTCTGGCTAATGGCGGAACATTGGACAACGCTGAAGAAATTTCAGTTTCCTTTTCCGGTCACGCCAATGTTGACCATAAGAAAGTTCCTGAATGGGCTGATGAATACATTTCAATCAGTTGCTATGTAAAGAAATATCGAGAATAGTTTAGTGGTGTCAAGTATATGAAATTCCCCATAAAAAGAGCACGCACCAACCCGGATAAGATGGTGCGTGCTGATCGGCAAATTGACGTTCTACTACTCTCGCCTCGTTCGTCTCTTTGCCTCCTCGATTCGCAATAGTATTATATCATTTTCCAGGGAGGTTTTGTTAAGGTTGTTAAGGAAGTGGAAGGCGGTCAGCTGTCAGCGCTCAGTGGTCCCTGTAGATAGATGCAGCTGCACTGGATCCAAATAATGATCATGATAGAATTTATATATTGGGGGGTGTTTTTGAATAAACTAATTCTCGCGCATCAGGCTGAACAATCTTAGTTAGGAAATCTTCAAAACCAGGAAGTGTAATAGCGGGAATATTCTTCACGATCACGTTCTTGTTTTCCTGTCTCGAATTCGCCACAGCGTGATTCGGTTTTGGAACAGGAAGATTATGTTCGAGCAAATGTTCAATGTGCTCGATACGTACTTCATCCAAATTGCTGAGAGCTTCTTGTTCAGTTAATCCTTGTGCCATGCATCCATCTAGTTCTGGATTTTGGGCAAGGTAAATATACTCATCATCTGTAGTTTTATTTCTTAACAATTCTACCGTGTATGGTAGTTTTGCTAATTCAGTAGCTTGTTCTTGTATAGTCTTAGCCATGTTGTGACTCCTTCAACTTCAATTCTTGAAGCTTGTCGATCAATTTTATAGCATTGTCAATGTTGTATTCACCGAGTTTGGTATGGCGTGGTAACCAGCCAAATAACTCTGGGTGGTCAGGATGATACACCTTATCGTGTGGTGCTCGACCAGATTTAATTATAAATCCAAAGCCCTCGTAAAGGCTGTCAAGCTTTCTCCGATTCCAACCAGCCTTTGAGGCTCGTGCCTTCTCTAATAACTTGACGGAATCCTCCCCCATTTCGTTACCCTCCTACTTGTGGCGGTTGCATTTGTTCTGCATATACCAATAAGCTGCCTTGATAATGGTTGTCAACATGCAGAATAAACTGATAGGTTCCCGGCTTTTCAAATCCAATTGCATTTGCGTTCAATATTATTACCGTATCTGGATTCAAACCACCTATTCTTGGTGGAAATTGAACCACTTGCTCCATCACCATAACTTGTTGTGAGTTATTATCCTCACCCGCAAAATAAAGGGTGACATTTCTGTCGGTTGGTCTCTCACCCGGTTCCAATGCAAGTTTTATTACTATAGTTGGACGGGGATAAATGGTTGGAAATTGAGGGGATTGTATCCTGTTGAAGATGGCAAAGATATTTATCTTGCCTTCTTGCGATAAATTGGCGTTTTCTGCAATAACGAAAATTTCAGTTTTCATGAGCAGACTCCTTTCTGGGTGGTATATTTTTGATGACAAATGATCACGTAGATATTTTTGTCTGCGCGATATCGGGATCCTGTAGATGGATGTGGCTACAGTTGCCGGAAGCTAACCCTTCATCTCATTCATAAAATTGCCAGCAAAAATCCCAGCGATCCTTGCAATTGCTTCGAATGTATTTGGTGAATTTTTCGACTCTATTTCTGCTTTGGTCTTTTCCCAAATATCATTATTCCTGATCAACTCCAGATATTCGTATCCGGTGGTGGTTAAGTTTCCAATGCGAAAACTTTGAACTTTTCCACCACCAGTGATAGGTTTGTATGTTTTGATGAGTCCTTGCTGATGAAGTAAATCGCAGTGCTCTGCAATTGTTTCCAGGTCATAGCCATCTATTTTAGGTCCCCACATGCTTTCTGTTCCAGGCTTATATTGATCTTCAATAGCAAAAAGAATTTTTCTGATCAGTTCCATATCGCGTTTCATAAATATTTCCTTCTGTTGGGATCGGTGAGGAGGTAGAGTCCTAATGGGGTGACGTAGAAGAGCAGCCAGAGCAGCTCGTATTGGTTGAGAGTTTCCTGATCAATGCCGGATGCCAGGATGATCAGGATGGTGATCAATGCTATTACGGTAATATGTTTTTCGCGGTGGGTCATGATAGCGATCAGCTTTCAGATGTTGGCGGTTCAGTGGCTTCAGATTCTTCTTCCGATTCGGGTTCGTCATTTGATGCAGATGATGCTTTTGTTACCCGCTTGACTGGTTTCTTCATAGCACGATTAACTTTCCGTTGGGCTTCATCGGCTTTTTCACCTTCCATGACTTCGCGTTTGATAATCTCCAACACCAATACATCCTTGATCTGATCGTTGTCAATTTTTACGTCTGGAGAAATCTTGCGAAGCTCGCGACGAATAACATCGAGGACAGGTTCGCTGAGCGTTATCGCTCCAATGAAGAAACGGCTGAGTGCCTGGCGCTGGGTATGATACTCACCGAGTACTGACCTACCGAGTCCTTCCTTGGTGAGCAGATACAGATTATCGATATCATTGGAACTCTTGGCATTGAGACTCATAAAATCGATTTGCAGGACAAGATCGGAGCCAACGGGTTTGCCGTAAGTAACCTTATAGATTTGCCACAACCCGCCATTGGTGAGCACAACCCATTCGATACCTTCATTGGCGGCATAGTCCACTGCCTGTTTGATGTAGCTATCTTTTAGATCGAGCCCGATCGCTTTGACTTCGATTAGCAATTGGAGTTTGCCATCGAGCTTAATGGCAAGATCTACATAGGTGCCACGAATTGAATATTCAGATGTGATCTCGGAATATTTATCGAAGCCATAGACATCGGCAAGCATATCCACAATGATCGTGACGGTGTCTGATTCGTTTACATCGCGCGATTTGGCGGAGGTGAGAATGGGTTGGAATCTCTTGATGCTTGCACTTAATCGATCAGATACTTTTGTGGGGACGGTTGCCATATTGTTTTCTCCTTTTGAATTCTTTAAGGTTTTTCGACTATTGACAAACAATAAACAGTGTTATACACTTGTGTTATGAAGAAGAAAAACTCCAATTCCCCGATCACCGGTATTCGTCTCACTAAAGACGATGAACGGGAAGTTAAATTCGTCCAAGAACAATTGAGTGCGCCTGGTCTACGCGTGAGTAAGTCTGAAGCGTTGCGCCGGGCGCTATACGCTTTTGCCAATTCACTACGTTCGCAGAAACCTGGTCAGCAAGACAAATCTTGAACCTAACTAGCTATTTAAAGCATAAGCGCCTGCTTTGGCGAGCAGGCGCCTCAGCTTTGGCTGGATGCAAGGTGATTGCAGCACCTTAACAACTGAATAGTCAGAATACTGAATAAACAGTCCCAGACAGAGCGGGTGATGGGACTCGAACCCACGATATCTTGCTTGGGAAGCAAGCGTTTTACTACGTAGGAGAACGTCGTGTTCTCAAGTTAAACGAGGTTCCTGATTATACCCCTCGGAAGGGGATTTAGAATCATTTTTCATGAGGTTATCGACCGCTAAAAAGCCGCGCATTTGCTCGAGTTGAATGTTGCGGGTGTAGCGCTTGATCATGTCGGAGTTTTTCCAGCGGCCCATTTCCATGAGGCTGCGCTCGGAGACTTTGTTGAGCACTCCGATAACCGCCATGGAGCGGCGCAAGTCATGGGGAGAGAGTGAAATGTTGATCCGTCTGCCCCATTCTTTGACGATCATATATAAGCCCTCGGGTGTGAGACCTTTGCCGGTCTTTACATGGGTGAAGAGAAAGCCCTGCCCATCGGCGATGCGGCGATAGTGCAGCCAACGTTCGATATGGGCACCCGTGTTTTCACCAAACACAGCCGCCTCCCACTGCCCTCCTTTTACGATCACTTGTAGTAGGCGATGTTCAAGATCTGTGTCAGCTAATTGGAGTCGACACAGTTCCGATTCGCGCAAGCCCGTATCGAGCGCGAGGGCGCAGATGGCGAGATCGCGGGCTCCCTTGGATGTGTAGGGGTCAAATGAGGCTAATAGTTTGAGAGCAACTTGGGGGTCGAGTGAGCGCTGCGGTTTTCCCAGGACACGTTTCAATTTAGCAGCTCGCGCTGGGTGTTGATTTCCATATGCCCAGGCGAGAAATTTTTTTATGGCTGCCAATGCCAGACATTGACGGGCGTTCCCCCATCCGCTCTTTGATAGCAAACGAATCAATTCTGCCGCCGTAAGGATGGCAGGATCTGGCACCTGGTCGATGATCCGGGGAATTACATCGCGATAGGTGCGTTTGCTGGTTTCAGCATAGGGGTGCGCTGATGAGAGGAAATTTTCAATTTCTTCTTGGTTCATTTTTCACCTGGTTGTTTTATCGATGAAGCATAGCCAGGCGCTGATTACCCCAGTGCCTGAGGGAACTGGCGCCATGAGTGCCAGTATGCAAATCCCGCAGTGACTTGTTAGAGCAAATCGTTGCGGGGATCTGGTGAGCACTGCATCATCATGGCTGAACTTTTGGAGTTGCACTGATGACGCAATGCAGAAGTATTTTACACGATTCTAAAACGAATCGAGAAAGGAGGAAGTTCCAAGGAAATATAAAAAGGCTGCCACCTCGCTCGAAAGGACCCATCACGATCAAAAAGAGCAAGGCAGCATTATCGCTATTGTACACGATTCGCTGTGTGCAAATCAAGAAAGGAACCCATCATGTTTTCAGTCAGACTTTATTACTCACAAACCGAACTCACGAGGACGCATCCAGAGATCAAATCCTTCGCAGTCGTACACCATATGCAGAACGGTGAGACAACCGAAGAAACTGTTGCTGCACTTACAAAGAAACGCATCGAGGGCACGGTCTACCGGGTCGGCGGATTATTGCTACAACGAGCCGATACACTCCCGAAGGTGAACCATTATGAAGTCGCTCAGTGATAAGCGACGCGATGCAGGAAGCAAGGGCGGAAAGACAACGGTGAAGCGTTATGGCAAGCGCCACATGAAAAAATTGGGCAAGTGGGGTGCGCATCGGATGCATGCCACGTATCGTTTAGTGCCTGTCGATCTTAACGATTTTGCCCTAGTGCATCGAAAGACAGGCGAGACGAAAGCTTATTTATCTGGCAAGAAAATTTGAAAGGAGGCAGACAATCGATATCCCCAATTGTTCAGGATTTAAAAAACGAGCCGTCGTTTGAAAGGAAGGAATCCACCATAGAAGCCAACTCTCAAACGACGGGTAAAAATATTTTACCTCAATTTTGAAGGAGATCCACCATGATCAGATTTGTTAGACCCAGCGGCGACGCGAAAGCGATCGGCGCGCACAGCACGATGACCACACGCGCGATCGTGCGACCCGGACTGATTGTCGAAATCACCGATCGCGCCGGCGAGACCATCAACGTTGCGAAAGTTGAAAAAGCTACGCAACAGGATGATAAGTTGAACATTGAACTTGTCATGATTGCATAAGGAATCCACCATGAGTAACAAAAACAAAAAAATAGCGATGTGGGGATTTTATGTACTGATCGGTGTGCTGCTGGGATTCGCTGCCAGCCGCACATTTCATTTTGTAAGCAACGTGATGGACAATGCGATTCAAGGTTATATGTTTCTGTTCGCCACCGGCTTGGGTGCCTTGATCTGGTTGTATGTATATCTCAACTATGCGGAAGGTTCGAGCCAACGCGCGATCGCTTTTGTAATGGGCATCGTGGATCTGTGCGGCGAATTGATTTTGACCTATGCAGATATGCAGTACGTTGGAGACAAAGCCGGCCTGGTGAAGATGACCGAAAATGAAATGCAAATATTTTTTGCAGTGAGTGTTTTGGTTGTGGGATTGAACATCTTTGCTGGATACATCTTCAAACTTTCCGATCTGCATGCACAGCAAGAACAACACGCGCAGGATTTGGTCGATCATGTGACCGACGAAACCATGAAGCATTTGAATACACCTGAAGCAAAATCACAAATGGTGCAGGAGCTGCTCCCCATTTTGAAGGCGTCGATCTCGGCACGCGTGCAGGCTGAAATTTTTTCGCGTGCAAGTCAGACTGCCGGGCTCGATGCGCGCGCAGTTGGCTGGCCGCTGCGCAATGAGACTGAAAAGAAAGAGGTGACGGTCCCTTTAGTATTGGGGTTGGGGGAAAAGAATACCAACGGGACCTGGATGCAAGCCATCACGAAGAAGGACGGTTCACGGGTGCGCGCATTCTGCCTGATGTGCATGAAGGAGGGCAAGAGTTGGATTGGCGGCGAGTTATGCGAACACTTCGACCAGGTCGAAACGGTGGGACCGAGTGGGAAGCTCGATCAGCCTTTGGAAAGCGCAGACCAAAAGTAAAACGCACATGCGAATGGTGCCAAGAGGAATGGATGACCAGTCAACCCAACGCGCGTTTTCATACTGAAGCATGCAGGAATGCTGCCTGGTATGCGGCGCGGCGCGAGCATGGCATCCAGAACGCTATAGAAGACAGATTTCCAACGGCACGTGCCGTTGGTGATTGAGAGTCTATGATCAAAACTGTGCCAGGGTGTGTGGAGCGATCTACGTGCCCTGGATGGTCAATAACAATAACATCGTGTAGTCACTTAGGTCTGTGACTTTTGAGTAAAGGAGTTTACCAGATGCAAGCATTGCAATTTACACATAACACCATCCGCATGTTGGGCGTGCATGGATTGGCTGTCTATATGCTGATGCGCTGTGCAGAACAAGAGGGGATCGTGCCCATTACTCATCAATGGATATGGGATCACATGCCCGGCAAGACTAGCGTAAACACAGTAACTGCGGAACTGCGCAGATTGACCAGCCTAGAATATCAGATCGCCGTGAGAGTAAAGGGTGGGTGGAGGCTGAATCGGGAGAATGCGTTTCAACTGCCATTGACTTATGAATTATCGGATGGTGCTGAAACCGAGAATCTCTCAGAGAGAGATTCTGTAGCTACTACTACTACTACTATGGAAGAGAGAAAATCAGATAAGTTAGTAGTAGTAGTAAAGAGTCCCGAGAATCTCTCAGAGAGAGATTCTGTGGTTTACGAAACACCTGGTGTGACCTTCGAAAGGAACTTGAAGGCATGCAGGGATTGCAATATTGGGGAACCAAAAGCATCGCAGATCTCAGAGATGCCATGGGTCTTTCCTGACTTCATCAAAGCGCATGTGGATAGCCTGTATGCCAGCGATGTGGTGGGACTAGCGATCAGACGCATTGAGGGAAATGAATTACCGCGGATTTGGAAGGAAGCCACAACCGTGCGTGATGGTCTCGACGATAAGATCGCGAGGCTGCGGGCACGGGATAATAACGATGAAGAGGAAGAATGAAAAAAATACTAATTCTAATTTTTTGCCTGGCGCTGATGAGCCTGGCATGTTTGCAAACGACGGTGGTGGCACAGAATGTCAGTGTGACGGCATCGCCGACATTTGTTAAGGTTCAGGTGCCGGTGATTGTGACTGTGACCCTCACCCCAGCCCTCTCCCTGAAGGGCGAGGGGGCGACCTGTGCGCGGGTGATTGCGATCGAGGCTTTGAATGTACGCTTCGGTGCGAGCGATAAGGATGTTGTTTTTGCCTGGTTGAAAAGCGGGGAGTTGGTGCAGGTCCTTGATCAGTCGGATTCCAATTGGTGGTTTATCGAGCACGATGGGTTCAGTGGGTATGTGCGTTCGAGTTATTTGGAAGAAGTGGAGTGTGAGTGATGGGCACTCTAAAAATACAAGCAAAGGCTGGTGGATATCCATGGGCAGATCTGCGAGATCTGCCAAACTTCTCCACTGTTGATGATGCTCAATTATGGTTGCAACAACACAACGCGGAAAAACTTCAGCTGGATGGGATGAGCTTCAGAGTCATGCCGGCAGAGTTTCCCTGTGAATTTATGGTGCAGCTGGTAAGGAATGGTGGGTGATGGCAGACTATAAACTCCCCAGGTGTTGGCTGGGTAATTATCGAAACATTCTCAGTGAGAATGCGACTGAAAGCGCCAGGATCACCGAGGATCAAGTCAATATGAACTGTCGTTGTGCCAATGAAATGTTTGCTTTCTTTTGCGAGTATGGTCATCTCACAGAATGTCATGTAGGGATGAGTTGCGAAGAGGCGGAGTGTTCGCATTATGAAGAAAGTGAAATTGAGTTTGGACCTTTTGATGGGGAGGATGATATCCCATGACCATTCCGCTATGCCCGATCCATGAAACTGCGATGATCGTTTGTGAAATCTCGCAAGAAGGACTCGTGTTGGGTTATATGTATGCCTGCCCGGAGAAGGATTGCGGCGAAGCGGAAGATTGCGAAACGCCGGAAGGATATCCGAATTCAGGTGAGCTATCGCGCTATGCATTGGAAAAAGATAGCGATTAGTTTTGAAGGAGCCGACATGTTACGTCAATTATTGCAAGCGATGTTGGATGAAGCCAGCCACAACGAAGGCACTGTTGTGAAAAAGAAGTTGAAGGGCAATTTACATGTTGCGTTGGTGGTGACGAAAAAGAATGTGCAGATTTCCGTCGCGCGGGACAATACATACCCAAGCCTGAGTGAGTGGAAGATGACGCTGGCAAACTTCCCTTATGTTGTACCAGCGGTGGAGCCGAAAAGTTTTATTGATACCAATCGCCGGTTTGCCATGCGGGGGAAGCTGCCCAGGCGGGAGGATGTGCCTCAGCAGATGTCGTTCAGGGCACCGGAATCTAATGAAAATTCCGGGCAGTGACCAGAAGGGGTGATAAATCGATTTATCACCCCCAAGGCGCAAAGCGCAGCGTGATTTCAGGCTACGAGCCGCGACTCTGGAAATCCCTTTATTTGCCCATAGGAAGCCCAATGTTGAAAATGACTGATGACCAACCAGGAGACCCTGAACAATTATCAATAGCTGTGGAAACGGCTGAGCGATATTATGAGAGATCACGTGCGCCCATCGTTGTCTATTGGGATGATGGGTTGAAGCGTTATCGTTTTTGTTACGAAGATGAATACGATCCATTGTATGGAATGATTGAAGTTGTGAGAATACCCTGGTGAAACAGATGGAGAACATTCACCCGAATGCGCCGCGGCGATTGATCAATGCGGTGAGTAGGGCGGGCAGTGAACGGAAGTTTGCGCTGGCGTGTGGGATCAATCAGTCGTATGTGTCGCAGCTGCTGCATCGTGGGATCGAGCCAGGCAACCCGAGTATTCGAGTGATGTTATTTTTGCCGCGGCGAAAACGTAAAGCGCGAGAGTCCAAGCCTGAAGAATTCCCTGGACAAAAGCAGATCGTGAAGATCATCCGCAAGATGCACAGGGAAACAACGAAAACGTTCAAGAGAAGTTTTGGCAATCAGTGAAAGGAAAAACTAATGAACATCATTGATAAAAATTTGGAGAGCCGTGCTCTCGAAGAATTGAAAGCGAATAGCAAAGCCGAGATCACGATCCAGTTGTCTTATCCGGATCTGATCTCCATCATTGGCGCGCTGCAATTGGCATTGAGACATCCATACAATAATAAAGGTCCATTGCCGGAGAGAGTCAGACTCTTTATTAAAAACGTAAAACCGCTTTTTGCAGGAATGCCAGCTCTTCGAGAAGTGATCGAGCGGGGGGATGATCCAGTCTTCGACTGGGAGCCCGGAGAGGATGGGTCGTGATATGGCAATCACATGGAAGAATATTTTAGTAAGCAGTGGATATGGTGGAAAGACACGTGAACCATTCGTGGAGATCGAGATGGATTATCCAAAGGATCATCCGTTGCAGATCCATCCTGATGAGGCGCGTCAATTGGCAATGAATCTATTACAAGCCGCAGATGCAGCTGATACTGATTCTTTTCTTTTCGAATATGTCTCAAAGAATCTAAATGCAGGTGATAATGCAGGTGCGGGCATCCTGGTGGAGTATCGGAAGTTTCGGGATGAAAGGCGGGGAAAATGACAAGAAAAGAACTTAAAGTATTTGATTCTGCAAAACTTAGAAACGCTCACACCGCGAGTTTTGAGACGCGTAATCCTGAGACCGGTTATGGTGAGCACCATTATTTTTATCGTGACAGTGATGGTGAATTGTTCATGATAGTAAACCATCGTCTTGATGCTTGTATCGAGGCGCGCAAGGAATGGCAGAAGCTAAAACGATCAAAATCCACAGAGTTGAAACAGCTTGATCTTATGGAATCCGAGAAAACGAGTCCATCATGAAATTCACTATTGGCACATCCGATTCGAAGGCTGTCAAAGTTGATGCGATGGTGTTGGCAGATACGCGTGCGCTGATCTGCGCATCGAGCGGGTTAGGGAAATCATGGTTGTTGCGGTTGATCTATGAGTCTGTGGCATCATCGGTGCAGACGATCATCATTGACCCGGAGGGGGAGTTCTCCACGCTGCGCGAAAAGTTGGATCTGTTGATCGTCTCTGAAAACGGCGATCTGCGAGCTGACATCCGGTCCGCTGGGTTGCTGGCGCGCAAGCTGGCAGAGACCGGCGTAAGTGCGGTGATCGATATTTATGATCTACCAGGCAAGGAAGATCCATGGGTGAAGCGGCGCATGTTCACAGCGGAGTTTGTCAGCGAGTTGATGAACCTGCCTAAGAAGTTGTATCACCCAATGGTGGTGATGGTGGATGAAGCGCATCAGTTCGCACAGCAGGAAATAACGAACGACACATACATGCTGAACGGGAAGAAAGTCAATCCGTCGATGCTGTCACGCAGTGCGATCCGGAGTCTGATGAGCGCCGGCCGCAAACGTGGCATCGGCGGCATTCTGGCAACGCAGCGCGTTTCGAAGATCGATAAGGATGCGATCGCAGATGCGAGAAATGTCTTTATCGGTGGAACAACTTTGGACATCGATCAGAGGCGCGCGGGTGACATCCTGGGCATGAGTAAGGTTGAGTCGGTCAGTCTGCGCGATCTGGAGCCTGGCACATTCTTTTCGTTCGGTCCCGCGATCGATGGAAAGGGGATCGTCCAATTCAAATCGAACCCAGTGCAGACGACGCATCCGAAGGCTGGGCAGCGGTCATCGATCGTGGTGCCGAAAGCATCCACGCAGATCGCCGATATTGCGGCACAATTTGGAGACCTGCCGGCAGCTGCTGAGGAGGAAGTGAAAACGTTGGATGCGTTGACCAGGGAGAATGCGGAGTTGAAGCGGACGCTGCGCGAGCGACCGGTGACGGTTCAGACTCAGCCGAAAGTGGAACGTGTTGAAGTGCCTGTGCTTGCGCCTGAGCAATATGATGGCATATTGAATTCGCTTTCGCATCTTCAGGAGCATGCGGAAGAAATCAAGGCTGTGGCGCAGACGATGTATGCATACCCGGATGAGATTAAAGCGACATTGGATATGTTGAAGCAAACGATCCAGAAATATTCAACACCTCCGACTATTAACTCAATGCGGGCAAATATGGGATATGAGCGGATGACTGGCGCGGTGGTACACAAAGATTCAACGGAGAAATTTGTATATGCTCAACCCAAAAAGGGATCGTTGATCGGCAAATCGCCTATTGCCACTCTGAAAGAGATTGACGGAAATATTAGTGGGCCACAACAACGCATTCTGGACGCGATCGCATGGTTTGAGTCGATTGGCACTTATGTGCCAAAGCAGGTGGCAGTGGCTTTTTTGGCTGGTTATACCTATGGCGGAGGTGCGTTCAATAATCCACGTGGGGCGTTGCGCTCAACTGGCTTGGTTGATTATGCAGGAGATTCCATTTACTTGACCGAGACAGGCAAGAGATGTGCCAATTATCCAAACTCGCCATTGACTGCTGATCAATTGCAGACGCATGTGATGAAAGTTTTGCCGGGTCCACATCAGAAGATATTGCAGGTATTGCTGAGCAAATATCCCAATGCGATCTCGAAGGATGAATGTGCCTCGCTAGCGGGATATGCGACCGGTGGAGCTTTCAACAACCCGTTGGGAAGATTGCGATCGATGGGACTGGTCAATTATCCGCAGCCTGGATATGTGGTTGCGGAGTCGTTGTTGTTTTTGGAGTGAGATATGAATGAGTATTTGCGAAAGTTAAACTGGACGGATGATCCGTCTGATTATCCAATGTGGCAAGAGGATGGCAACATCTTAACCACACCGGATGGGATTCGCTGGCGCATCGAGCAAACACCTACTGTCGGTGATTTGGTGCATGTCGGTGATACGATCTCCACGTCCTACGACACCGGCGGACTGGTGATCAATGTGCATCATTATTCGATCTGTTGTTGTCCATATCGAGCGATCAGCACGACCAAGCTATGTTATGAGTCTTGGGACCCACCAAAACAGACTATGAAATATCACCGCGAGTTGCCAGTTTGGAGCATCATCTTTGTTGAATCAGACGCAGTGCAATTCAAATCTGGAAAGTTCCGAGAGAGCGATTATTGTTATTTAAATGAGTTGGTCTGTGTGGGTGGTCGCATCCTACAACTATTTGAGGCGAACGACGACGAAACGTTTGTGATCAAAGATGGTATTGAAAATCATTTACAGCTCCCTCTATTTTGATAAATCTTGTAACCATACCAGAGATGCATCGTCTTACACAAAGAGAGAAAGGTATAATAGAACGCATGAACTACATATCGAAAGGTATTCATTTAGGTGACATGTTGCTTTTGCGGGGGACATGAATGTCATCTAAATCATTCCGTGAACGTAAATTTGTACTATGCACCGGTGAGATTGCCACACGTGAAAAACTGGCAGAGTATCGTGATAGTCATATTGTTGGCGAATTGCATCATTTGGTGCGAGACGGTATCGATCTCACTGTCTGCGCAGTGTATACCTCATCGTATCGTGTTACTCAAGTATTATCACCACCGCCTATGATCCGCTGGTATGCCATTGGTGATGCCATCATCCCGTGCGAGTTATGTGATCATCGTCGCGATTGGAGCATCAGCCGAACCGGTCTCTTTTGGTTGATGGCACGAATTTACAAAAACTTTTCATCGAGCGGGATATAATAGTTTGTAGTTAGCTGTTGCAGTCCTGGCTTTGTCTGGGACAATCCGTCGGAATAATGCGCCCGACGACTCTATAGAGTCGTCGGGCGCATTCGTTTAAGTCCAAATTCAAAAGGAGCTTCTCATGCAATTAACACTCGAAGAACTATTGAAAGCGCTTGGTCTGCCCGTTGGTCTGGCTGTGGTCATTGCCGGCATTGCTACATATCTGGGCTTGCCATTGGATCAGGCATTCCAGATGTTCGGTGTCCTCGTTGGACTACCGTTTGCTATTGGACTCATCGTCGATGTGCTCAAGCTGGTTGGTGTTGTCACTGATGGCACGGCGGGAGTCTGGTCCGCTGGATTTAATCTAGTTGCGATCATCGGACTTGCGATCCTATTCAAGTATATGCCGACCTTTGATGTCACCACCTGGGATGCGAAACTACTTGAGTTTGCCAAGGCTCTTGTTGTGATTGTTACTTGGATCACTCAACTCTTTGGAACCAAAGGTGCGCATCAGTTCTATACCCGTGGTTTAGGCATTACACGGTTTAGTTCTACTGGCTGATGCCGCATCGAGCACCACGTCCATGTGCTGCACATCCGTGGAACCTGATCAGTGATGGCACTGGCTGCCCAGATTGTCTGGCACAGCCGGTGCTTGAACAGTATCGTAAGAAGTTCTTCAGTGTGCCACGTGTCTGTGCATGTGGCTGCGGACTGGCCGCCACCATCCACAACGCGGACATCGATCATATCATAGCTGTCACTGGTCCAAGCGATCCGTTGTTCTGGAAACATTCGAACCATCAAGCCCTCATACATGGTCATCACTCACGAAAGACAGCAACAGAGAATAGAGTCTCCCCTCGGCGAGGTAGGGGGATGTAAATCTTCATGGCTCTCGCACATAGACCGTAGTTTGTGCACCGGTAAAAGTTTTTCTCCCAATGTGAAAAATTCGCGACCATAGAAATTATGCCAGCTAAAAAGGATTCATCACTCAATAAGCGACACGACACGAAAGCGGACAAAAAGAAGCGAGAGTCTGCTGAGGCAGCGATTAAACCCACCACAAAGCTGACCGTCAAGCCGCCGGCCGCGTTGACTGGACACAAGCACGCCAGTGCCATATGGACTCGGCTGTTGAGTCTGTACGCGGAAACGAAAGGCGAGATCATCACCGCCTTCGATGCGGATGAGTTGATCAAGTTATGTATGGCGGAGGAAGAGTTGGTGGAGTTACAAGAATTGCGTAGTGAGATCAAAGATGTTTGGGATCGACACATCAGATGGCTAAATAAACTAAAACCCAATAATGAAAATCTGAGCGATTATTTCAGCGCACTACAACAAGCGAATGCTTTGTTGCAGAGATTTCAGGGAATTGATGCGCGCCTGGATGGCAAACGGAAATTGATACATAGCCTGGCACAATCGCTATACCTTACGCCGCGATCGCGGGCGGGTGTGGCGCCACCAGAGAAGGAACCGGAAACGCCGAAGAGTGAAATGGACAAGATGCTTGATGGAAAGGATTGAATCGTGAAAAACCTATTTGACAAAATAGCTGCAAAAATTACAGACAAGATCGATCTCAAAGTCGTTGAGATTCTCAGGGCGGAGATTGTCAGGCTCGAACTTAAACCAGGCGACATGATTGTGCTTAAATCAAAATTCGCTCTCACATCAATTGTCATGGAGCACTTGAAAAAACATATGGAAAAAATATTTCCAGATCACGAGCATAAGATTATTATGCTTGAAAAAGATTTGGATTTGGTGGTACTCATAGACAACAGAAAAAATACATATCATTTGAGAGATGGATGGTTTTTTAGTCGCTTATCAAGCGGCGACGTTGCAATTGAGAAGCACAAAACCGATGATGAGACGTCGCCATTAATTGCATATATCAACATTCCGCCCAACGAATGGGCAAGCATTGTAGCGCAGGTATCGGTGCATGGCGATTTCATGCCGTATTTTCAACAGGCCCTTGATTTTCACAATGGCACAGAACCTTCCGATAATGCCACTTAAAGTACAACGTAAAAATGTTCGATGAAGCGAAGGCTGAGCGTGCAGTTAAGTTCATGGAGCTGATGAAGTTGACGGGGGATTTTCATGGGCAGCCATTCAACTTGATGCCCTGGCAAAAGCAGATCGTCTGGGATGTGTATGGAACAATGAACCCGCGTAGGGTCCGTCAATATCGTTATGTCTATGTGGAGTGTCCAAAAAAGAATGCCAAGAGTCAGCTGACAAGTGGAATCGGGAATAAGCATCTATTCGATAAAGAAGAACCGAACGGGCAAATCTTTTTATGCGCAGGCGATAAAGAACAAGCAGAGCAAACGATTTATTTTCCCCTGGTGGAAATGATCGAGCAGGATCCATCGCTGATCAAGCGCGTCAAAATTACCGATAGCAAAAAGTTTATTGAGAATAAAGAGACGGGCACCACGTTGAAAGTGATCAGTGCAGAGTCCTATACCAAACACGGTTTGAATGTTTCATGTTGTATCTTCGATGAACTTCACGCTCAGCCTAATCGCGATCTATATGACGTGATGATCAAGAGCGCGGGTTTGGCGCGGCGCCAGCCGATCTGGTGGGTGATCACCACCGCGGGCGATGACCCCGATAGAGTCTCCATCGGGTGGGAGGTGCACGAGAAAGCCGCATCCATTCTAAAGGCGCGTGAGTCGGGGGACGCGTCCAAGGATCTCAATACCTGGTACCCAGTCATTTATTCGTATGATGGTGAAAAAATTTATGATGAAAAAAACTGGAAAAAGGCAAACCCATCATTGGGGACCACGTTGCAGATTGAAGACCTGCGCGATCTGGCGAATGAGGCGAAGCTGCATCCGGCGGATGAACGACTCTTCCGATGGTTTAATTTATGTCAGTGGGTGACCACCAAGCTCACATCCTGGCTGCCGTTGGATCTGTTCGATAGCACGAACGGCGAATGGAGTCGCACGGATCTGCTGGGTAAGGAATGTTATCTCGGCATGGATCTCTCGACGACGACGGACCTGAGCGCGATCTGCCTGGTGTTTCCGCCACAGGATGATTTCGACGATTGGCGCGTGATCTGGGATTGTTGGATTCCTGAAAAAAATATGCAAGCACGCATCAAAGAGGATCATGTGCCTTATGATGTTTGGGCAGCTGCGGGTTGGATCCAACCGACCGAAGGCGACACGATCGATTACACCATTATCGAAGAACGGATTCAGGAAGTGCGCAAGCTCTACAAAGTGATCGAACTGGATGGAGATAAATCGTTTGCGACGATGCTATGGCAGCGCCTCGAAACGGACCATTTGACCTGTGTCGATATTCCCCAGCAGTATGCCACGCTGACGGACCCTATCAATCAGATCGAAGTGTTACTGAAAGAGCGTAATAAATTCGAGTTGGATGATGGGACGATCATCGAGGAACCGGCGCTGACTCACGAGGCGCACCCAGTGGCGCGTTGGTGTTTTGGTAATACGTCGGTTGTGAAGAACGGGAATGCGCAGATCAAATTTGTGAAGCAACATAAGGGCAGGGGCTTGGATCGGACGAAGCGCATTGATCTATCCATTGCGATGGTGTGTGCAATGGCACGCGCGCGATTCTATAAGACGATCAAGAGTGTGTATGAAAAGCGAGGGGTGAGAAGGGTGGGGGAATAAATGGCACCTATGGTATATTTCGCCACATGGCACGAAAAGATATTTCTGATGAGTTGATTTGTTTAGCATATACTGAATATCATGAAAGGATGTTGGGCGGTCTTTATCCATATCAGGCTCTTGCCGAATGGACTGGTGAACATGAGAAGGTTTGCTGGCGTGCTTGTGAGAGAGCGGAGCGCCATGGATTGTTGATCACAGGCGTATCATTGCGAAGCGCATGGCTCACTGATAAAGGAAAGGAACTTCTCCAAAATAAAATTCGATCTGACAACAAATCTTTTGAAACAATCCCTATGGGTAAAAGTCCGATTGAAGATTCACTTGAATGGCTTGTTTTGGATGCACATCTAGTCAAAAAAATCGCGCTTATGTTTCACGTTCCAATTGAATTATTATATCCATCTAAAGGTGATTGAACAGCATGAAGCTGATCTGTGGCTTTCACAGAAAGGGTCAATGGTGGTTTCGAGTCTTTGGGATTGGGCTTTCGTGGAAAAATATTCGGATTCATGGGTTGATGTTTTCAGAGCGCTATGGGCATCGAAAAGGTTTACGCTTGGGGTCTTGGATGTTTCATTTTCTCCCCTATGTTTCGTTTGTTGAACTTCATCGAGGGTAGATGGTTTTGTCTGCACTGCAGGAATTATCTGAAGCGTAGATATTTATGACTGCTAGGTCCACAAATATTTGTGGACCTAGCAGTCATTTTTGACTACGGCGCATGCCGCAGGAATTCCATCGCTTGCAACAGGACACGCTTTTCGAGGGTAGGCATGTTTGCTAGGCGTTCTTCCCAGCGTTTGATTTTGCGCTTGATGCGTTGGCGATCGGTGCGGTTTTCTCCCAGGAATGAATAATCATGCAGGGCAATAGGTTCGGGGTAATTCATCCATAGCCATTCTTTAGCGGGTCTGCCTGCGCGAGTCATCGCGTTATAAGAGAGTGTGCGCCAATCTTTTAATTCATTGGCATAGAGCTTTGACCAATAGCCTGAGATCATCACCATGCACTTCAGGGATTTGATCAAAGTCAATAGAGTCTGATGTTGTTCGACGGTATCAAATTCGTGTTCGTAAATATCGCCTTGCCAGGAGCGCACAGGCGTGCCATCGATGTCACGCTTTAGATAAGGCGGGTCGAGATAGACAAAGCAATTCTCTTCAGGGTAGCCCGATGTGTCTACAGCGGCCCGCAGCGTTGTGATCACGTCGTCATTTATGACTACACCAGCTGGTAATGATTCGCGCAAAAGATTTGTTGAACCACTGTAGACATCAATAACTACAGTAACGTGGGCAGGGCGTTTCATGCGCGCGATGGTGCCAGAACCGGCGAAGCCTTCAAAGAAAGCATCGTGCGGCGGGATTTGGTTGATGATGGTCTGGAAGACTCCAGCTCCGTTTTTACTGCCTGGGTAATTCATGGTGATATCCTGTAGATGGATTTGTCTGCATCCGATCGAACGATCGTGGGTGCAGATGGAAATGACTGCGGCTCCGGAGTCGTAGTCGAATCTATCTGCGACACCATGGTGCTGTAGTTAGAAACGACTGCACTTACCGGTAAGTGTAGATGGGAATGTCTACATTGTCAAGAGTCTAGATCCCGCGCAGTTGGAAATGGCTACAGTTCCGGAGATGCTTGACATTTTATTTTTGTTTTGCTATTATGTGCATGGCGGTGATCAGCTTGCCCCCCTCAAGCCAGAAGCCGCCCTTGACTTTGATACCTTTTTTGACTTTGGGGACTGGCTCGGTGTGCCGTCCGTTGAATGCAAGGAACGGATCTTGATTGTGAGAGCGAAAGTTTTGCATCACTTAGGCGTAAGTTGCATAGCCAGAGTCTACGATTAGACAACCGCCCATCTCACATCGGGCGGTTGTCGCTTAACCTAAAGGTCACACGTAACTGCAATTGACTCTTTCCTTGATGGGGTTATAATTTGCCGCAGTTGAATATTTGATCGCACTCCTGGTGTAGACCGGGAGAATGTTGGAACCTGATGCGCCCAACGACTCTATAGAGTCGTTGGGCGCTTTCGTTTCCCAGGAGTAAATATGGTCCGTGTAAAAAAGGATGATCTCGGCTAATCATGGATTTTTTTTCTCTGATCGTCACGTTCATCGGCTCCTCGGTTTTCTCGTCACTTGTAACTTTGTACTTCACACGATCCAACCTTGCGGCGCAGACCAAAGAGATCAACGCCAAGGCAGCCTCGGAGGAAATCGATACCACCAATAAGGCGTCCGATTTAATCAAAGAGAGTCAGGGACAGATCGTTGATCTGTATAAGCAAAATACTGAGCTTGAAAAAAGTAACACCGATAAAACGCGGACCATTGAAATTTTAACATCGCGATTGGAATTGCGTGATCGGCAACTGGCAGCTTGCAATAAACAAATGGAGCGCCTGACAAGTTTGGCAAAACAGGCGCCCATCATTGAGACCCTGCGCACACAATTGGATTCTGTGAACAAGATCGCCACTGAGTTGCAGAAATTATTGATCGAAAAAGAAAAGACCTTGCAGGAATTATCGCAAACCAACCGTGATCTTGGAATGCATAAGCCGCCCGAATCATAGAAAGGTGAACAATGAAAAATATCACTGTGATGCAGATCGCGGAAATTATTTTTTGGGGCGCATTGGCACTGCTCTATTTAAATGTTCGTTTTCAATATCAAGAGTTTTTGATCGGCATCTGTGCAGGTGCGATTTGCATTATCAAGATCGTGGGTGTGTTGCAACAACAATGAAACGTTTTATCGCCTGGTTCAATGCACAGGAACGCAATGAGCGAGTCTATTGGCTGGCTCAGTTGTTTTTGTTTATTGGCTTGACAGGCTCCGCATCGATCTTCACAGCATTGACAGTGGTGGGCGCTGTGATGGTCGTTGAGAGTGTGATCACATCCTACATCGCAGCGTTGGTGAATGCGAGGATATCGTAATGCCTTTGACCACCGATATGATTCGCACTTCGCTCGCCGAAAAAAATGTACGACCGGTGCGCACTTCATTACGCGAGCGCAGTTATAGCGATGAGACCATCACGGTCGAGTCAGCGATCACGGTTTCAGGCGTGATCGCCATCATCACGATCATCTCCCAGGATACCGCCAGTCTGCCATTGATCCTCTACGGCAAAAAGGGGCGCAATAAATTCCGTGCCACCGATAATCCTTATTACGCATTGATGCACGATCAACCGAACCCCGAACATAGCGCGATGACTTTCCGTGAGTTTATCGTCAGCCACATGATCGCCTGGGGTAATTTTTTTGGACAGATAATCGCCGATAAAGCCGGTACCGTGCAGGAAATCTGGCCGTTGCGGCCCGACCGCATGCAAGTGAAGCGCGTGGATGGACGAAAGATTTTTCTTTATCAAGATAGCGAAGGCAAACCGCGTGTTTTTTTTAGTGATGAGGTATTGCATATTCCGGCGTTTGGTTTTGATGGTCTGGTTGGACTTTCCCGTATCGCGCTGGCGCGACATGCGATTGGTTTGACTCAATCAACCGAGAAATATGGCTCCAAGTTTTTCGCGAATGATGCAGAGCCTGGCGTGATCTATAAACATCCGGGGTCACTAAGTGATCCTGCCTATACACATCTCAATGATACGTTGAAAGAGCGTTCGGGTGTTGAAAATAGTCATAAGCCGATCATCCTGGAAGAAGGCATGAGTATCGAGAAATTGGGCATTCCAAATGATGATGCACAATTTTTAGAGACGCGCAAGTTTCAGCTTTCCGAGATCAATCGCATTGTCGGACCTGTGCCGCCGCATATGATCGGCGATGTTGAAAAAAGCACCAGCTGGGGTTCAGGGATCGAGAATCAAGAACAAGGCTATGTTAATCATACGTTGCGACCCTATACCGTCCGCATGGAGCAGGGGCTGAATGGTCAGCTCTTATTGCAGTCCGATCGTCAGGCTGGTTATTTTTATGAGCATTTATTCGATGGCTTCCTGCGCGGCGATATTGCCACCCGTTATGAAGCCTATGTCAAAGGTATCAACAACGGTTTCATGAGTCGTAATGAAGTTCGAGCGAAGGAAAACATGAATCCCCGCAAGGGCTTGGATGATCTCTTGCAACCCTCGAATATGACCACCATCAACGGCAGCGGCGCAGCGGATAGCGCCAGCCCAGACAGCCAGGACAATTCTTCCTATGCTCTCATGCCAATTTGGCAAGATACCGTCACACGAGTGATGAAGCGTGAATCGAATGATCTGCTGGGCGCTTCGAAGCGTTACCAGGCGAAGGGGCAGCAGGATGAATACGTTGAATGGCTCAATCAATTTTACAGTGTGGATCATCCTGCTTTTGTTAAGAAACAATTCCAGCCTGTGCTCGATGCGGAAGCGCGTTTATTTGGGATCGACCGACACAAGGAAGTGCATGCATTTGTTACTGAATTTTTATTTGAACGGATCGATCAATCCCTGGCAATGAGCCATGAGGCATTATCAGCCACGCTGGATCGATATGTTGAAACCGCAACACAAAAATTTATCATGTTTTTAGACTGGAATAATATGCTGCGCTCCGGCGCAGACGATCTGGAGATTGAATATGAAACCGAATAAATCCTATGTCCTGCAAGCCTTTATGCAAACTCCCTGGGCGATCCTGCCTAGTAAATTGGCTGAACTCGAAGAGATCATGGTCCGACATATCTCCGGCGAAAAGCTCGAAGCGGAAGAAATACAGGCGCGCATCCAGGGCGCAGCTGCGCGTCCGCAGAATCGCCAGGTGAACAGTGTCGCGGTGTTGCCACTCTTCGGGACCATCATCCCGCGTGCAGATTATTTTGAAGAATCTTCCGGCGCCACTTCTGCGGAATCATTCGGCAAACAGTTTGCCAAATTATTGGCAGATCCATCGGTGGATGCGATCGTGATCGATGTCAACAGTCCGGGTGGGCAGGTGGGTGGTATCCAGGAAATATCTCAACAGATCTATGATGCGCGTGGTACGAAACCGATTATTGCGAGTGCCAATCAGTTGATGGCATCGGCGGCATATTGGGTTGGCACCGCTGCGGATGAGTTGGTAGTTACGCCCTCTGGAGAAGTTGGCTCGATCGGAGTCTTTGCCGTACATCAGGATATGAGTGCAGCACTTCAGGAGGCGGGACTGAAATTGTCCATCATCAGTGCGGGGAAATATAAGGTCGAAGGGAATCCATATGAACCACTCACCGAGGAAGCTCGTGGCGCAATTCAATCCAGCGTCAATGATTTCTATGATGCGTTTGTCAACGATATAGCTCGCAATCGGGGTGTGAGTCCGGATGCGGTCCGCAACGGTTTTGGCGAGGGGCGTGTGGTGAGTGCACGCCAGGCTGTGGATCTGGGGATGGCAGATCATATCGAGACATTGAACGAAACCATTAGTCGTTTATTCAGCGGGCAGGTGCCTGCTTCACAATCCTCTGCCATGCAAGAGGCGCGGGCGCGCCTGGCGTTGGCAGAACAGAAAACCTATACAGGAGATTCAAATATGCTACGCAATTTACTCAAAGCCCGCGCGGATAAAGTCACGCGCGCGCAAGCATTGGCAGACAACGCGGATAAAGAGAACCGCGATTTCACTGAGGAAGAACGCGCTGAGTTTAATCAACTGCTCGATGAGGTCGATGCATCTGATGTCCAGATCGAAAAGATGCAAGGCGAGCGCGAGCGGCTGCGCATTGCCGTAGACAAGAAGTTCGATGTCAACGAAGCGGTGAAGCCAAATGAGCAGAAGACCAACGCTATGAAGCGGGCGGAGTTCGACAAGCTCGATCCAGCTGTTCAGGCCGCCTTCATGCGCGGTGGCGGCAAACTCGAAGAGTAATCGCTCTTCAAGACTCTATTGGATCAATCATCAACAAGGAACATATCTCATGTCTAACACCCTTACCAATCTTATTCCCGATGCATATGCCGCATTGGATGTTGTCTCACGCGAGCTGGTTGGATTCATTCCATCGGTAGCCCGCGATTCTTCCGCTGACCGTGTCGCGCTCGGCGCCACGCTGCGGATTGGACAAACCCCACCGAATGCGGGAGGCACGAACATCACACCGGCGATGGCTTTCCCATCTGTCGCTGATCAAACGATCGGCAACAAATCCTTCACGATCACTAAGGCGCGAGCCTTCCCGTTTTCATGGAGTGGCAGCGAACAAAAAGCCATCAACACCGGTCCGGGCTTTCTGACGGTCAAACAGGACCAGATCGCGCAAGCCTTCCGCGCAGCCATCAACGAAATGGAAGTCGATATCGCCCTGGCTGCGAAAAATGGCGCATCGCGGGCATATGGCACGCCAGGCGCCACACCGTTTGCATCATCCCTGATCGATCCCGCCAACGTCAAGAAGATTTTGGATGATAACGGTGCACCAGCATCTGACCGTCATTTGGAAATCGATACAACCGCAGGTGCGAAGTTGCGCACGCTGGCGCAGTTGACGAAAGCCAATGAAGCTGGCGGAGACCAATTGCTGCGCCAGGGCACGCTCTTGGATATTCATGGTTTTCAAATTCGCGAATCGGCGCAGGTGCAAAGTCACACCAAAGGCAGCGGCGCAACCTATCAACTGAATGGCGCGCACGCGGTGGGTGCTACCACGCTGGCAGTGGACACCGGTTCCGGGACCATTCTGGCTGGAGATACTATCACCATCGCCAATGGCACACCGGCAGATACCAACATCTACGTTGTCACCACGGCGCTAACAGGTGGCAACGTGATCATCGCCGCACCTGGTCTGCGTTCTTCACACATCGACAACGATGCGGTGACAGTGGGCAATGCCTACACTGGCAACATTGCCCACAGCCGCAACGCCATTCTGTTGGGCACTCGTTTGCCAGATGTACCAGAAGAGGGCGACCTGGCAATCGACCGCTATACGATCACCGATCCGGTCTCGGGTCTTTCGTTCGAACTGGCCATGTATCCCGGCTATCGCATGATCGTCTATCAGGTGCTCATTGTCTGGGGCGTGACGGTGATCAAGCCCGAGCATGTTGCGATCCTGTTCGGCTAATCTGTTTGTTTAGGAGCGAACCCATGTCCAAAGTTAAGATGCAGAAAAGTGGCACAACGATCTCGGTCGCTGCCGCGGCGGTTGCTGAGCACATAGCCCTCGGCTGGTCGATCCAATCTGTTTCAAACGATCTGGCGAATGTTGATATCACGATCGGTGCGCAGGCAACTCATACGATCAACGTGTCGATCCAACTGCAAGACGACAATGGTGTTGCCCTGGCAGAGTCCATGTCGATCCATGCCTATCTATCGGATGATAGTGCGGGTCTGGCTGTGACCGCCGCAGCACCCGATGGGCACGTAGCGATCGGCACCGCCGGTGGCTGCATCCATTTGGTGACCGATAAGGCGTTTCTGTTCAATACCAACGCCGCGGGCCTGCTGGACGTGAACGTGGTGAATTCCATTGCCGGGACATGGTATCTCGCTCTCGTATTCCCCAATGGCGAGCGCGTCGTTTCGGATGCGATCACGTTTGCATAACGAAATGTATTCTGTGGATAAGGAGTAAATCATGGCTAAAGAAAAGTTTATCAAAATGTTCAAGCCTGGCGAAGAGCCGATTGAAGTCAATCCATCTGTGGTGGAGGATCATAAGCGCCTCGGCTGGAAAGTTGTGGGCGAACCCCAAGAAGCCGCAGCAGGTGAGCCTGAAGCTGACACGACTCCAGAGTCAGAAGGTACTGAGACGGTAAAGGGCAAACGTACTGTACGCAAGCGAGTTGGAAAGAAAGGTCCATCCGCTGAAACTGAATCGGGAGAAGGCAAATAGACCCGACCCCCACCCAGCCTCCCCCAAATGCACACAACGAACATGTGGCATTTAGGGGAGGAGAAAAACTCTCATGACGATCAACTACGCTCAGCTCTTTTGCACCGTTGCCGATTTGGTGTCTGATAAACAATCACCAGGTCTTGATGAAGCGCGCATGTTCCAGGCGATCAAGGATGCATCTGATTATGTGCAGAAAGAGATCGGCTGGTTCCTGCCGGTGACCATGACGCGCCAATTGCAAGGATCGGGCACGCAGCGATTGTTTGTGCCACCCTTGCTATCGGTTACATCGGTGTTGAATTATGCGTTCATCGACACGCCTGTGATATTGACCAATGATGATTACATGCTGCTGCCGAATAATGGATTCTGGGCGAATGGTCCCTACACGGAGATCGTGTTCAAGCCCAACCGGACGCGTGTCATCTGGTCAGATTATCCAAACGGCGTCCAGATCGCCGGAGGTTGGGGCAAATATGAACATAGCGGCGATACCGGTGCCACCGTGCAGGATGCGAGCGGACAAAGCTCCAGCCAGGTCACACTGTTGGTTTCTGATGGCGGCAAAATCTCACTCGGCATGGTGTTGAAGATCGGCGATGAGCAGGAATCCGTGATCGGTTGGGAACCACCAACCACAGCCGTGACCGCGCTCAATGGTGCAGTGACCGCCTCCGATGAAGTCATCACCGTTGACAATGGCACGCTGGTGCACGTGGGTGAGATCGTGCGTGCGGAGTTTGAACAAATGAAAGTCCGCGACATCCGCGCGAATCAGTTATCGGTGACCCGTAGTTGGAATGGGACCGGCAAAGTGGCGCATGCCGACAATGTCACTTTAGATGTTTATCGAACCGTGAAGGTCGAGCGCGGCATGAATGGTACGACCGCTGCCATCCATGCGAAGGATACGGCCATCTCACGCTATTTTGTACCCGATGATCTTCTGTTTCTCACTAAAGAGATCGCCACGCTGAGCGCGAATAAAGCGCAAGGCGGATACCAGGGACGCACGGGCAATGATCAAACCGGCGTGGTTTTTTATAACGATGCTTTCCCACAATTCGATATCCAGAAGATCAAAAATAATTATTACATTCCGAGGGTCCGATGAACGACTCTGACACCAAACCTGAAAACACCATTCCCATCACACTCTATGTGGAAAAAATAAACTTTCGCCCGGGCTTGGATCGGCGGAAGAAGGAGCATGTTGTGGATATAGAACTTACACCAGAAAATATGGTGTTGATTGTGAAAGAGATCCAAGCCCGGGACAATGTGCCAGGCTCGATGCGTATCCGGCTCTACGGAAAATTGGTGCTCTAAAATGATCAAAGTTGGAGTCCTGGCGCCGGATCTGGCGCGTCAGATCGAATTATTGCGAGCCTTCCCGGAGATCGTAACAAAACATTTTGGACCCACCATGAGACGGGATGTGAAAACTTTGGAAGAACGAATCCGTCCCACGATCCCTGTATTGAGCGGCAAGGCGCAACGGACCTTTGGTTCGAAGGTCACTGGCAAGGGTATCAATCTCACCGGAACAGTAGGCTGGTACAAGAAGGGTTCACCTGGGTATATCAACATTGTCGAGCATGGTGCGAAGCCGCATCCACTCAATAAAGGTGTCTCGATTCGGCATAGCAACAAGCGGACCGCCCTCTTCAACGCCCACATCAGCAATCCCAACCGCATCAGCGTGGGCGGTGTGCATGTCAAGATCGGCGATCGTTGGGTGACCATGGAAGCCCACCCAGGCTTCAGCAAGCGTGGCTTTATGGCAGCTGGTTATTCAGCGATGGCTGGTTTGATCAATGCCGATATGGCGCAGGCTAGTGAAGGCGTCGTGCAGGAGCTGGCGATCAAGTGACAATCTTAATGTCTTGGATCGATGAATTGGCGAAGATCTGGGAGTTCAGCGACGGAAGTTTTGGGACCGTGCGCTCCTACCGCCTGATCGAGAAAGCAGAATTCCCTGCATCCATCGATCCTTCTGACCTGGATCGCTCCCCGATCGCGCTGACGGTACCCGCTTCACTCAAGCCTGAATATTCGTCGGGCGGGCCCTTGATCGCCTATTGGACGGGCGTCACTGAATTCCATGTGGCGCCAGATGTTGATCATGGCCGCATACCAGCATTGATGCCCTGGTACGGCATGATCCTGAATGCTGCCGCGAGTCACATGAAGTTAAATAACACCGTTGAATTATTTCTGCTGGCAGACAGTGAAAATGCCATTGAAGGACCGATGGGTTTGAAATATGGCAGCGAGGCGGAACATTGGGGCTTCACGGTGCAATGGCAGGTGAAGCAACATATCGAAGGTCAGATCACGATCAGTGCTTGATAGCTATCAGCTGTCAGCAATCAGCGAAAGAGGTGATGTATGAAATATAAATATATCGGTGATGGTGCGGGCGTACCTGGTCTGCCGCATGAGATCACAGACGAAGAAGCGCAGGCGCAGGGGCTTAGTGATTTATTGATGGCAGCCGTTGCGAATGGCA